CTAAGTCCAGGATAATCTTTGAGATGAGTTTCAACAGTACTATGATTGAGAGCACCAGTAGAACATGCACGAAATTTCTCCTTAAGCCACGATTGTTGCTTACCTAAGAAATCATTGATATTATCAATTTGCCCAGATGATTTTGTATCATCTTTATTATTTTGCTTTTTCTGTATTTCACTAATGATAGTGCGAAGAGCAGCAACTTCCTCAAGCACAATGTGGACACGATTCGCACTTCTTAGCCTTCAGTGACGCCACCTGTGACTTCAGTTCAGCAATTGTATCCTCCAGAATCTCCTGCTTGCTCCTATTCCGCAGACGCTCAACCTCCGCTGCAATTGCCGCTTCCCTCTCAATCGCGGTTTTCCGTGCCTCTGCCTCAAAGATAGCCTTCTCCGCAGCACGACGAATCTGCTCCTCCTGTACACGAGCACGAATCTGTTCCTCTAGGGCCAGACTCTTGATTGTCTCCTCGCGCATCTTCTCCTTCCGCTCCGCCTCAGTTAGAGCCTTTACCTTTGCAGCCTCCTCCTGCTCAAATCGCTTCTTTGCAGCAGCACGAATTGCATCATCTGTTGCAATCGTAGGGCGGATCTCGTCGACACTCACCGTATTGGCATTAACATTGACAGTGATAGATGACATTTATTCGTTCTAGTTTTTCAAACCGACCCTACATAAGTTCAAATTTTGGCAAAGGTGCGGCTTAATCGCTTTTCTTGCTAAATCTATAGATGAGTGGACTCAAGTTCCATATTCTCTGTAAAACAAAGAATACAGTCTGGGATCCTGATGAATCACCTTTACCTGCGCAACTTAACTTTGTAGATAATCATAGTGATGCAAATGTAATTGTCTCAAATAATGAATTTACATTAAAACAGGCACTTGAACATAGAATCCAGAATCATCGTCCTATGCCAAAAGCGTGTATTCTCTGGACCATGGAACCGTACTTTTCAACACATACAAGCAAGAAACTTAATCTATACAATATTCCTATGTATATTTTTAATATTTGGAATCAAAATGCTCTTTTTAATAATGGAATCATTCTTTTTCAACAGCATACTAACCTTCCATTAAAACCACTTCACCGTGAGCTCTATCGTTGTAAGGATAGTCTGAAAAAAATGGTAGCTCTCATGACCTATCCTAAAAGTTATACAAAAGATAATCATGCACGAGCTAGTTTTGCGATGGATTGTATAGACTATTGTGATATCTATGGTAAGGGGTGGCCTGGCACAATCTCAAAGGGCAGTCATTCTGATTGGCAATCTAGTAAACCCGGTATTTTAAGTAAATACGATTACAATCTTGCCCTTGAGAACTGTATTCAACCATATTATATAAGTGAAAAACTCTGGGATCCAGTTTTTACAAATACGCTTCCCATTTACCGTGATAATCGCACAGTCTATCAGATATTTCCAAGAAACTCTTTTATTGATCTAGAAGATTATAGTACGGCAGAAAAACTGCGTCAAAAAATCTATTCAATGTCACTCGATGAATATAATGCGCGAATTGAAGCATGTTGGGATTCTATGGCCCAGGCATGGCATATAAATCAAGAGGCAACAGAATCTTTTTGGACGCGATCCGCACAGGAAGTAATGAAAGTAGTTGATACCATATCGTAAAATTTGATGTATTATTATGTGTATACTTTTATATAAGAAATGCACTACCGTCTAGAACTTCTTGTAGAACCTTGGGCAGCAAAGTACTATAAGACGGAGATGAATCGCAGTAACGAAAATGCTGGTTACGATCTATATTGTGAAACTACCGATATTTCTGCTTATTCACACACTGTAGTTTTCTTAAATCAAGGTGTCCGAGCACGTATGCTTCGCATTCTAAGTGCGGAACCTTCTACAACTCATGCGACTACTCATTATACACATGGACTAAATATAGAAGAGGAGGTTCATTACCGCCTCGTACCCCGCTCAAGTATCTGTAAGACAAATCTCTTTATGGCAAACTCGGAAGGCATTATTGATATGTCCTATCGTGGTCCGATTAAAGCTCCTGTAAAGAACTTTATGATACAATCACCTAGTAAAGTTGAGGAGGGAACGCGTCTCTTTCAGATTGTAGCACCTGACCTTGGCTGGATTAAGGAAGTGGTCCTTGTTGACAGTCTACCTGAAACGGTACGGGGAGAAGGTGGATTTGGCTCAACAGGTAAGTAAATTATGTAGATATAGAAGATGAAGAGAGGTCTGATTTGGATCTGTCTTTTACTTCTTCTTCTTTGTCTTTTGACTCCTAGGCAAAGCATAGAGGGATTTAGTGATGGGGGGCCAACATTTCACATTCTAATTGCGACGGGTGGCCGTCCTTCGTTGAAGAACTTACTCGACAGTTTGAAGGATGAACTCAGTGAAGGAGATGCGATTACTATTGTCTTTGATGGACCGGAAGCAAAAGCGAAATCAACCTATGAGAAGTCTTGGACGGAAGGGCATCGTGCGAAAATAAATAGTATTGAACAGAATCCAAATCTAGGTTTCTGGGGCCATGGAATCCGAAATAAGTATCAGGGAATCCTTGAACCGAAAACAACCTTCTTAATGAATGCGGACGATGACGACATTTATTTAGAAGGTGCGTTTAATAAACTACGTAGACTCTGTACAAAACAGGATACACTTTACATAGGAAAAATGGATTATGAGAATATACCGGGTAAACAAGTGCCTTCGCAAGCAAAAGAACTTGTTCTTGGCGACATTGGAACACCGAATGGTATTATACCAATGAGTGTAGCGGCAAAGGGTGAATGGGGTCACAAATATGGAGGAGACTTTATGTATTATGATAGTCTTATTAAGACGGGTGTTCCATATGAGTTTCTTGATCTTACAATGTATCGCGTTTTCTAGGGTGTCCGTGATGCTTTTCGTTCTCGCCGAATCGTAAGTAGTAGAAGAGCATCTCTACGCTTCCGTAACTTTCGTCGGCGGATTAAATATAACTTTCGTTCAACCCAACTAAAGATCAGGCGAACACCGACGACACTTGCTGCGACCCCCCCTACAATCATCGCAACAGAAGTAGGATCCATTATAAACGGCCTAACTAGAGTTTAAGATAAACTCGCGCATAGAAAATCACAGTGAATAAAATACCACCCCATAGAGTATCTGCGATAGCAAATAATGGATCATATTTTTTTAGAATCGCCAGATTTGTAAAATCATAGACCGCATATACACCGACTCCAAGCGCAAAGGCATCCGTGGCCGATGCAGGAATGGTCGCGAGATATCCAAGTGCGAGATACACAATGATCGCAGGCACAGCCTTCATGGAAAGGGCAGATCCTTGAATTGCCCGTACCATCTCTCCAGCCCATGCTGAACTTGTATAAAGCCAGGGGATATCAACAACTAAAATAAGAACGGCCAAGACTAACACAGTTGTAAGTGTTGTGCGTTCAAACATAGTAGGTTGTTTCTTACTTTTACTAGGAAAATGTCTGCGTCTGCTCTTCATGTAGAGGCCTACGATTGGACATCTGAATCAACAGGATCTCGTATGTTTGTATTAGGTGATTTAAATGACGTAGTTCATGTCTTTCAACGAATCCAACAAGAACTTTTATTTAGAGGTCGTAAATGTCTAGTGCTTGTTGGTGATGATACCTTTACAGTAAGTCAGCGACTTCTGATTTACCAGAAAAAATGGGATTTCATTATCAGAATCCGGGCGAATCCGGATTATTCGATTCTTGCGGCCTATTTACAAAACTCACCGAAACCGGTTTCTGTTCTTTGGTTGGGTTCAGAGATTCCGCCTGTTCTTTTACAAAAGTTCGAAAGCATTTATTGGATTTGTCAAAATGGATCTCTACCGGCAACCAAGGATGTCTATACTACATTTATTAGCCCGAGCTAAGCGCCGTTTCGCTATAAGGAATGGTTTCTTGCGCAGCATGCGACACAGGCACATGCTGTGCTTGAAAGTATTGAAGAGTTTCGAACAAAAAAGGCAGGGATTGTTCTACGGCCGAGTCGAACTGTAAACTGGTACGACGCGGATGTATCGGAAGGAATATCAGGTGAAATGACAATGCACGAAGTCTGTCAAATACTTAAATGGTGTACGGCGCAACTTGAAGGATCGGAATAGTCTTTACATCTTCTTGAAGAGCTTAAATGTGCCCTTCTTCGCAACATATCCCATCTTACGCAGCTTCTTAATAGCCTTCAGTCCCGCCGCGTGCTTACGGCGACTGACAATCTTGCCCTTGTGGCGCATAAGATCCTTGCGCGTGAGGCCACCGGACGTGTGCTTGGCCGTTCCGTGCCAGACTTGAGCCTTGCTGCCGGTCGTCGGCATTTTGCGGGTCATAGTACGCTTACCAACAGTAGTCATTTCTATATACTAGCCAAAGAAAAAAGCGCGCTTACTTTTTCTGGGCACGATACATGCTACCTAGCTCCTTCGCAACCTGAATGATTGACCATCCAGGGTGTTTACGCATAACCTCCTTGCGGTGCTTATTCGCAAAGGTCATATACGGGTTCATCTTGCGCGTTCCCTTCTTCATTGAGCGCTTCTTCATCGTACGTTTGGCCATTGTATATTTATAGTATATATTTTACTAACCGGAGTTACATAGAAATCCTAGGCACCTTTCCTTCATGTATAAGCTGAATCAGTTGATTTATCTGTTTCCCATCATATACACCCGCAAAATGAACTAAAAAATCACCGGGTTCCCAAAGAGGTTCATCAGGCAGACCACGCAGGAACGCATTAAACTTCTTATGCTGCTTGGAAATCTGTATATGTTCACGGTCATTTGCATTATTTTCCATAAGTTTAATCATTGCCGCATTTTCCCACCAAATATGATATAAACAGTCGGTTTGTTCCCATACACGTGTCCAATAATCACGCGCCCATGCTGTATTTTTAAAGAGTATATTTCCAGAGTTTACATGTCCACAACTATCGTATGTCAGTAGTAAGTCACGTTTCGGATCCATTAAGGGAAGAATATGACTTTCAATGCGTAGTGAAGGATTTGTAATCAAGACATCCGCATCTGAAAGCCAGATAAGAGCACCTTCAGGAAGTCGTGAGAGATGATGAAGAATAAAAGGTACTTTTGACCATGCGATCGGTCGAGTTCGATCCCAGAAAGTTTCATCTCCTTGAATGTAGGTATATCCATGCTGCTTCGCATAGGCTACTTTTGACTGTAGAGCAGGCTCAAGTTCGCGCCGATAATCCTCGCCAATCACAAGTGTTAGGATAGTGATCGACATTCTTTAATAGATACATACAGAGATCTTAAATAGTTCGCCGGCAAAAATTTGAACCGCATAGGTACCCTATTTGACTCATACCTGGAATTAATGAATACTATGGCAAAGGAACGGTTTGAGTATGTGCGAGATGCGAACAACATGTATGTCTGTCCGCATTGTGATAAAGTAACTGAGAAGCAGAGTACAATGCATATGCATTATAAGGCTAAGCATTCGGGTGAACTTCCTCATGAATGTGCCACATGTCATCGTAGATTTTCACAGAAGCAGATTCTTGATCTACATATTCGTGCTCGGCACTTGGATACTCTTGAAGACAGGGATACCTTTGAGGTGTATGACTGCCCCCTGTGTCCATTTTCATCAAATAGTGTAGCAAATCGTATTATTCATTTTACGCGAAAGCATTGTAAGGAGTATGTTGATGATTTGAAGGACGGTACAGGAAATGAGATTTCATGTACCGAATGTCAGCGAACATTTAAGAGTTCAACTGCGTTTTACTATCATGTTGCGAAGTGTCTCACTACAATGAATATTACTGTTCCTCATCTTGCCGAGGTCATGTAAACTTATCTACATTATTCATTTGATAGACGAGGCTATAGATATGATAGCCGGTGGCTCCAAATGCGAGCAGAAGCAACATCTCATAAAATGGAGTTGTTGTATTTTTTGCCATATAGCCAATATAGACTAAAAGAGGACCTATGAGAACTACATGGATAAGATTTACCCATAGATAAGGGGATGATGTCATAAATCGTGTATATGCTTTGTATCCATGATAAAGTGTTATAATGGATCCTAATACAAGAAATAGCGTAAAGACGGCATCGGGAACTGCCGTTCGTTCAAATCCTACGTAGAAGAAAAGAGGGGCTACTACAAATAAATGAAAGAGTGAAATAATCAGATGTGAGTTCATTTTAAGATTCTAAGTAAGTCACGGGTATTTTCTAAAGCGCCTTCCATCCAGGCTTGTTTTAACGAAAAACTTTCTCCACAGAGATAAAGATTTGGTATTTCCTTATATGGTTGTAAACTCTTTTTACTTTCCTCTACAGGATGATAGAGACCGGGTGTCCAATAGGTAGCACCTGATTCCCATGGATGAGATTTTACAATCACTGGATATGGGATCTCTCGAGTTGGAAAAAGTTTGCGGCATTCATCTGTAAGAATCTTTCCAAGTACCTGTTCTTCAATCGGCTTTGTACCTTTTGCGATATTTGACCATACAATCGAATCACCCGCATCCGTATAGGAAATCATGACCGTACCTAAGTCAGGTCGTACAGGTATGAAATATCGTAGCCGTGTTTTTGTAACAAACTTTGGTAAATCCTCAAACCAAAATCCGCCATTTTTATTCGGAGGAAACACAGCATAGATACGATGGAGTGGTTCCATTTTTAAATACTTTAATACTCGAAGTGGTTGAAAGATTGGGATTTTTCTGAGTGCATTCACGTGTAAAGCACAGATCACATGTTTTGACTGGATTTTTTTAACCTCTTTGTATTTATGTCCATTACCTAGGCCTAACCAGAGAGTTAGATCACCAGTATGTTCAGGTACAATATTCTCAAGTGTATGATGTGTATGTATCTGAACACCAAGTGATTTACATTCTTTTTCCATTGCGTTAATAAGAGTATCAAGTCCTTCTTTACAAATAGAGAATGCTTTATCTGTACCCATTTCTGCCATAAAACTCTGAATAGCTAGATCTGCTCGTAGTGTAAAGAGTTCAGCACGGTAGGGAAAAGGATCCGTAAATGCTCGAGCTTTTTTTACATCAAAAATCTTCTGTAGAACTTCAAAGAGTGTATGGGTTGCGAGAAACTCATCGGGAAGCATTTGAACATAGGGGAGCCAGGTTTGAAGACTATTGTCAAATGGATTTGGTACTAGAGGTGAACCATATGTTTCGACCCAACCTGTTTTGTCTAGAAGAGATATTTCATGGAGACCATATTCTTTAATAAGTCCTCGTATCATCAAATGACTCTTATGAATACGACCAGCTCCGATTTCCCATTGTAGATGATGATCGCGAAATGTTAAGACACGACCTCCAAGAACTCTGTATTTCTCAAACACGGAGATCTTTGCTTTAGAATATTTTTTTGCGAGTTCGCGAGCACAATAAAGGCCTGCGATTCCCCCGCCGACTATCGCATAGTCGAGAGCCATTCTCCTCCTATTACTTTAAAATAGACTTTAACCATTCTTGAACCGCCTCAGTGTTCGAGTTTGATAAGGTGCCTGCGAGTTGACCACGTTGAATGGCTACAAAGGTGGGAATCGAGCGAGCGCCACAGTATCCAAGGGTATAGCTATTTTCATCGACATCACATTTATAAAAAGTGACTTGAGGAAAGGCACCTACAATCGCAGGTAGATTTAGACGCTTACAAGCACCACACCAGCTCGCAGTAAAATAGACAACTGCGTAAGTGGGAATTTGTTTCAAGCGTTCATCTTGCTGTTTCAATAAAAGTGCTTCAAAGAACTCATGATCCGGAAGGGGGGTCATCTGAGGTTGTTGGAGGGATGTCATCTTCTTTATTTTCATCTACGGGTTTTTTAACTGCCCAAAAGCGCATCACACTGAGGCCAACCGCACCGATTAAAATAACCGCAACGGTTCCGAAGAAAATCATAGAAGAGCTTGAACTTGGCTGCGTAGAATCAGGTGCGTCTTCGAAGAGATCAAATATATCTGGCAGTCCACCACCAACGAACGATTTACCGCGCGCGGGTTTTAGAGCCAGCTCACCTGGTGTAGCCGGCCGAGGCCCGTCTTTATTGAAAGCAGTGCCTGTTGGCTGAGAAAAGGCGGGAATAGGTTTTTGAGGTTTTAGAGCCAGCTCACCTGGTGTAGCCGGTCGAGGCCCGGCACTATTAAAAGTAGTGCCAGTTGGTACAGGCACCGTAGGAGCAACAGGCACAGTAGGAGCAAGAGGAGTACGAGGAGTGGGAGGCGCAGATAGACTTGATCCTGCACTTGCCGCCGCCGTAGGTAGAGCCGCAGCCGCACTTGCGGCTTTCACAGCAGGAACTACGGTTTTCTCAACCTGACATTTTGCGATACCAAGCATTTGCATAATGGGATTTAATATCGCACCAATAGGACCTAATATAAGAGGTATAAATCCTTCATTACTTTTCTTTTCATCATAGGCCTTCGGTTCCATTACATTTCCAGCGGCACCTGTTTCATCTAAACCAAAAAGGGTAGCAGGAAAGAAACGGGGGGTTCCTTCAAAGAAAATAGCCTTTGTATCATAAAATATCTTGATAAATGACCATAAACACCAGACAAGAGAAAATACGGCTAATATACCTGAAATCGTAAAGAGTAACATGGCGGTTCCACCCCAAAAATCACCCGCTACAAAGTTAGCAAATCCAAATGGAATCATAATGAGCGCACAGTAGAGCATAAAAAAGAGAGGATTTGGTCTCTTATCTTCTTCAGGAGCTGTATCACCTTCTTTATAAAAGATTCCAGCACCAAGACCCGTATACCCGTAAAATGGTAGTTTCAATCCATATTTTTCAACATCCTTCCATTCAGCAAAATATTGAACAATATCATGAATCCACCAAAATCCAAAGCCAAGTATATTTACGAAAAACTTGGCAAATGCTGTTCTAGGAGATCGAAGAAGTAAATGATCAAATCCAAAAAATCCTAAAAGGATCGTCATAAATCCATAAAGAAATGGAGATATTTGAGGTCCGCCCCATGTGGACCCGGCTGTATGTTTAAAAGAACCGAAGGTGTCCATCACTACTCAGTGTATGTCTTTGTAGTCGGGCAAACAATCCGCTGGTGGTGTAAATCCATTGTATCGGAGACGCATTACAAAATCGTGCGGAAAACATGGATTTTGAAAGAAGTATTTTAGAGTAAATCGGGGACCCATTTCGATACTCACTGGACCACTTGTCATTCTGAATCCGAACCGATCAAAACCAAGAAATGCAACTCGACCATTCGGTTGTAGAAAGAGTGTAAAATTCCATGCGGCAAAACCATTCTTCCAGAGAGTAATCCAAAGGACAGTAAGTTCATAAGAAAGAGTTTCATATAACTCTTCTGCCATAGCAGGGGTTTCATTGGGATTTCCCAAATAAATCGGCATTGACATATCGGTTTCATCAATCGTATAATCATTTATATTCATGCCTCGTATGACAGGAATATAAAGAACTGTATATTGTTCATCTGCGAGAATAAGTCGGCATAAACTATGAATGCGTGTTTGGGTAAGAATATCGTGTCCGCCATAACTTTCAAGTGTAGTTGTTGGGGTTTGATCATCCATTATACATAAACTAAAATAGTTTACTCTTCTCAAATTTATATTGTGAATAAAACACCGCCGAAGCCATCCACTACACGAAGTACATTATGATTTTTTGCATAGACACGGATAGTACAGTTTTCACGTGTCGCAGTAGGAGGTGTTCCTGTGAGAGGTCCTGCTGACTGATTTGGAATGATTTGTAGGACAATCGTATCAATACGACTCGCATTCATACTTCCACTTGGCTGAAGTTCTTCAGGACGAAGAGCAAAACTATAACAATAAATAAAGTTATCATCGGGAATAACGGTGTGTCGTTGCCATGGTTGAACAAGCCGAAAATACGGAGCATCTCTTGATTGAAAGCGATCAAATCCATCCAGTTGAAGCACAGCACTTGTTAGAAGATCCGTACGTGTATACGCAGGTTCAAGTACACTTTGACTACTAAAGTTAAACCATTCATGGTTGCTCACAGCAGATTGAGTTTGCATGACCCAGATAAACTCACGAATCGGGTGATTAAACTCAATCGGTACAGGAATATTTGTTGAGCTCGCAGGAACAGCAATCTGTGATGTATATTGAATCTGCTCAATAAGATACTCATGAGCTGTACTTACAAAACGACGACGCTCTTCAACATCTAAATAAACATAATCCCCCCAAAGTGTAACATCTGTTATACTTTCTGTTTTCACCGTTGTATCTGTACATTTTTCATTATTGTATGAAATCGGCCAGAACATTTCTTGAAGGGGCCTGAAGGTTATGTTAATCCGGACAGGGTGATATTGAAGTGCGAGCAGTGGAAGGTAGAGCCCGGGGTTCTTACAAAACCAGAACTGAAGAGGTACATAAAGTGTGAGAGGACCTTTAAGACTTATTGGCTGTTGATAGCCATCAACCTTTCCAATCATTTGATAAAATCCTTGTTTCTGTGATTCAGTTGTTGTAAGGATTGACCATATTTCCATCCATTCACCTGTCTGACGATCAATCTCTTGTTCACCGATTGTTATTGTGATTTCCTTAATGAGTGCATGACCAACTGAGTTTACATATGGAGTATCAGCATTTGTAGTGGATAAACTTAGAGGAGGTAATGAAACTTCAAGAATACATGGTCCAAGTAAATCACCACTTCGGGGTACAAGCCAGCTGACTTTCTTTCCAAAATCAGGTTTATTATCGGAATACATTTCGACTGATTCAACTGCAAAGTTTGTATGACGGCGATACACGAACTTAAACCATGTAATCTGAGGATTTCCTGTCAAGAATACATCTTGTTTACCCTGTGCGACAAGTTGTAGGAGTCCACCGTTGCCTGTCATCCTGCGGCGCTTCTGAATGATAGAGCGATTCTTATCAGAATATAGTAGCGCGAGAATGGACCCTCGGTTTTATGCTAAAAAAGGATATGACACAGATTTACTTATTCTCCGGTCATTATTTGCCTTGAATCCGACAACAAATCTACCGATTTCAACAAACTTTCTATTAACAACCGATGGTGCAGGACAACTTCTATGGGATCGTGCTTCGGTTGTGATTAGTACACTTACAAATAAGGGTATTTCTACGATTGGACTTAGTACGGGTATAGTAACCGCCTCTACTGTATTCTTAATGGATACACAGATTCCTGGAAGGCCTCATAGCCTTACTGTAAATAATGGTGTACTTTATCTTGATGGAAATTCAGCTGTTGCAACAAATATACAAAATCAGCTCGTATCCACAGTAGTTGGATTAGGTACAATTGGCTACGTATCAACACCCGCACTTCTTAATCTTGTAAGTACGGCAAATCTAGTTGGACTTATTTCAACACCCAATCTTGCGAATCTTGTGTCAACAAGTTTCTTCGATGCTGCGATAGGAAGTACAATAAATGGTCTTGGTAATAGTGGATATATATCGAGTCAGCAACTGATTAGTACAACAGGGGGTGTAACTAACCAACTCTTTAGTACTTCATTAGGATTATATACATTTGCTGCGCAGGCTACAATTACACAGGATATTCTTACATCAACTACAGTCGGTCTCGGTTCAATTGGGTATGTATCATCGCCTGCCTTAGTAAATCTTATCTCGACAGCAAATGTTCTGAATATGGTATCCACGTCATATTTTGAAAGTAAACTCATATCAACTGTCGAGGGACTTGGTTCAGCAGGATACGTCTCTTCATCACAACTTATAAGTACAACAAAGTCATTATTAAATAGTTTATATATTGTAAATGCTGGAAATATATATATAAATGGTCAAGGGGTTACTTTATCGATTAGTACATCACAGAATATAATCTATTTAAGTTCCATTTTAATGTCATCCATCACCTACAGTGGAACGAATGGTTCAATCCTAGGGACTGGTGCTACAACTCCCAATAACTATTTAACATTTACCAGTGCAAATCTGCCTCTTGACCAAATGTCATCCTATATCACTGCTAACTCACGTGTAACGATTGATGCGTATCCATCCTATCTTTTCAATAGTCTTGGTTTGGCTACAGGTGGTATAGGTCTCTATATGTCAACATTTATTAAAGGTGTTGGAGCTAACTATCTAAGTAGTCAGATGTCACAAAGTCGCTTTTATGTAAGTAATACAAGTCCGAACTCAAATGAGTTTAATCAACCTATACGATTTTCAGTTCCTGGATCTGTTGTTCAGGGATTTTATGGAAATGCGCCCTTCACATTAGGCCATTATATTCCTAATGCGATTTCATATCTAACAGCTCAAGGATTTACAAGTTCAAATGTAAATATATTTTATTCTTCAACAAACTCGTTATTTTTCTCCATACAAAACTTGGCATAAAAATAGAGAAGGTAGATGTTGAGGCGATCCTATGATACCGATGAAATCACTCTACGAACAGTCTATGCAAGAAGTTCAAATAATACAGCGATCCCTAGTTTTAGAGTCTTGACATCTGATGGTACAGGAAGTACATACTGGGCGATTCCAAGCACTCTTGGATATAATCCTAGTTTTAATCAAATCATTACTGATGCTGCAACCTTTACGGCGGACCTTAGTTATAATCGACTTCGCTTAACTCAAGGAACCGGTATTGGATTCTCAGCAGGAGAGTTAACAAACCAACTGTATATGTATGCAAAGGCATTTGGACAGATTGATATCAGTGGAAATAATAGTATTCCTGCTTTTACAAATAATGTATTAAATCCAAATGTAAAGTTTGCTGGAACAGGTGGACTTACAATTCGCAGTGACAGTACAACAAATACGATTATTTTTGATACAAAAGGAATACCGATTAGTACTTCACTATATTCGTTTCAGAAGATTAAAGCATTAAGTAATACATCAACTGTCAACTATAACATTTCATCATTAAATACATATACAGTTCTGAATGCAAGTAGTTATTCATCAATCATGACACTTGTAGGCCTAGGACTTGTAAACTTAACTACTGATACTATGAATAATGCGATCTATATAGGATTATCCAATGCGAGTACAATCAGTACAAGTGCGATTATAACGAGTTCAATCACGGCAACTCTAGTAAATACACCTTCAATAAATACACGATTTTTCAGTACAGGTACAGTGAATACATCATCCATTCAGTTTGTAGATACACAAACTGCAGCAAAACAACTTCTTTCTGTTAAAAATAGTATATTACAGTTGAACGGAGCACCGATTACAGGAGGTGGTGGTGTTACACAAATAACAGCAGGAGCAGGTATAAGTTTAAGTCCAGCAGGTGGAACAGGAGTTGTTCAGATTACTGCGACAAATACAGATACAGTAACATCAGCTAATCTAGTTTCAACGGTTACAGGATTAGGAACTATAGGATATTTAAGTTCAACAAAACAAAACTCATTTAGTACAGGGATTATATATACATCTTCAATTAACTTTGTAGATGGATGTAATAACTTTATATATCCCATGACTGTAAGCAGTGGCTCATTGCTTTTCAATGGATTTAACTTCAGTGGTGGAGGAGGTGGTGGTGGCGTTGGCCAACTTATTGCAGGAACAGGGATTTCACTTACACCCACAAGTGGTCAAGGTGCTACTGTACAAATAGATGCATCTGTTAATATTAGTCCTAACTTAACATCAACCGTTATAGGATTAGGAACAGTTGGATATATTAGTACAGCTGCTTTGGTAAACTTAGTATCAAGCGCAAACTTAGTGAATCTAGTCTCGACAACTTATTTAACTAGTCAACTTACGTCAACCGTGGTAGGTCTTGGTACTGTAGGGTATGTAAGTACCTCTCAGTTAACCAGCACATCAAAGGGTCTGTATGATCAAATACAAAGTGGTGGTCTTACAAATGATAACTTAGTATCAACCGTGGTAGGCCTTGGTACTGTAGGATATATAAGTACTTCTCAGTTAACCAGCACATCAAAGGGTCT